CAAAAAAGATCAGCCCGGAAGACGTAAAAGTTTTCGAGCTAGACATGGTTGTGATAGCAGACCTCCATCTAAAATGACGGCTCGTTATTGGTCGTGTAAAAAGTGGTAATTTATTATGGCAGCACCTAAAACAAAATCAAAAAAAGACGCGTGTTATTATAAAGTTAAAGCACGTTATTCAGTTTGGCCTTCGGCTTATGCTTCAGGAGCCTTGGCAAAATGTAGAAAAGTTGGAGCAGCTAATTGGGGAAATTCTAAAAAGAAGAATACAAGTTCCTCAAAAAGTGGTAAAAGAGGTTAACAAATGGCAGTAAGAAAAACTGAGGAAGGAGCAAATTTAAAACGTTGGTTTAAAGAAAAATGGGTAGATGTAAAAACAGGCAAGCCTTGCGGCAGACAACAGGGAGAGAAACGTGATTACCCTTATTGTCGCCCATCTAAACGAGTATCAAAAGATACACCTAAGACCGCGTCAGAACTTTCAGCTTCTGAAAAACGTTCTCGTACTGCTGCAAAGAAAAGTTCTAAGAAAGTAAAACGAGTATAGGAGGATATAATGATTAGATGGCTTAGAAATAAAAACGATGGTGAGATTTATGAGTGGGATGAAATTCTTGCTGAGAATCCATTGACTGAAGAAGTTACTGAGGAACAGGCGTTCCCAGAAAAATTTTTAGATAAGAAAAAGAAAAATCGCAAAGCTAAAGTAAATTTGGAAACTGAAGTCCCTGAAGTAGGTGATGATACTCCAGAAGAATTAGCCGAAGAAGCAACAAGAGGTTTAGAGCGAGCTAGGAATGATAAAGGTCATTATGTAAAAGACGATCCTACTACGCCTCAAAACGAAGCATGGGTTAAGAAAAAATGATATTAAACGATGTTGTTACAGAAGTAAGAAGAATAGTACAGGACACTAACACCCCTCAAAGGTATTCTGATACTGTACTTATAGGGTTTGCTAACCAAGCACTTAAACGTATTGCTGTGTTACGTCCTGATCTTTTTGCTTTTATTGGCGACATCACTAATACTGCAGATACTGTAGTACAATCTATGCCTTCTGATTCTATCCGTTTAATTGAAATATATAATGTAAAAGATGGTAACGGTATTACAGAAACAAATAGAGAATCATTAAATCAAGCTTATCCTTCTTGGATGAATGATACAGCTGCTCCAGCTGTTAATTTTATGCGTCATACAAGAAATGCTAATAAATTTTTTATATATCCGAAAGCTCCTTCAGGCCAAGTCCTTATAGGAGAATATGCACAAACACCTCCAACATATGATGGAACAACTACAGTAGCTCTTTTACCTGATGCTTATTTTCCTGTCGTGGTTGATGCTACAGTGTTTATTACTGAGTCTGTTGATAACGAGCATGTCAATTCTAAACGTGCACAAATATTCCAACAGTCATTTACACAGTCTCTTGGTGTAGCCGCTCAAAGTAGAGAAGTAACAGATACTGAGAGAGGTGGATTAGATGAGGAGGATGTAACATAATGGCTGACAGAACTTATTTAGATATAGTAAACAGATTGTCTCCTAGCGTACCGGGTTGTCCTACACCAGTTGTAGAACAGTATGTTCGTGATGCAGCAATCGAAGCGTGTGAAAAAACATTAGCATATCGATATGAGCAACCTAAAATAAGGTTAGTTCCCGGTGGTCATGATTATCAATATGATACACCTAATGAAACTGAGGTACATGCAGTATTAACTGCTACAGTTAATGAAAGCAGGTTAACTCCTGTAACACTAGAACAATTATTTGATATGTATCCTAAGTGGCCTAATCAATCTACTGATGAACAAGCGGAACCTAGGTTCTTAACACAGTTAGATCCTGATCATTTTTCTCTAGCACCAGTTCCGGATAATTCCGTGACATATGATGTTAGAATGATATTGTGTCTTAAACCATTAAGAACATCTACTAAAATGGATAAAACAGTTCTTGATGAATTAGAAAATGTAATTATGCACGGAGCACTTCAACATCTATTAGTTTTACCTGATAGATCATGGAGTGATAGAGAGCTAGCTACTTATCATGCTAAGCAGTTTGTTATGAAGACTGCAGAACGTAGAGCTAGAACTAATCTCGGTGCTTCAAAAGCATCTATGCGTGTGCAGATGCAAAAGTTTGGGTGAGGTAAATTATGGCTGATACAATAAAATTAGTAAAGGGAGATGAGTTACCACAGATTACACTTACACTTACTGACGACGTAGCCAATGCTGCTTTAGATTTGTCTGCTGCTTCTACTGTTGTAACAATTAAGTTTAGGTTAAAAGGTGGCACTACAACTTTATCTACAATTTCTACTACTAAACTTACTACTGGTGCCGATGGTAAAGTATTCTTTAATTTTGCTGGTGGTGTACTTGATGTAGACCCCGGAGAGTATGAAGGTGAAATCAATATTAGTTTTAATGGTAATTCTCAAACAGTTTACGATACATTAAGTTTTAGAGTACGGGATAATTTCTAATGGCTAACGTTAGTGTATCTAACATTACACTATCAGCTATTGTTTCAGTAACAGTTAGCGTAGCTAGTTACAGTGCTTCTGCTTCTTATACTGATGTTGTTTATTCTACTGACGGCGCTTCGGTGTCATACAACTATGAACTTATTGAGACACGTCCGTTACCATCTGTATCGGTATCAGTGTCTGAATCAATTTCTAAAGAAGCAAATAAAAGTCCAAGTGATGATGTAACAGTTACTGAGACTGAAGTTAAAAATATAAATGTTGGTGCTAGTGATTCAGTAATAGCACAAGAAGCTTTATTTAAAATAGTAACTAACCCTATCGATTTTGATCCTACTGATGATGATGTAGATCCAACTCCTGTTACAATAACTGAACTAGCAGCTAAGACTTTAACTATAGGTGAGCTATCAGATAATGATGATGTAACAGCTTCTGAGTCTATATCTAAACAACCTAACAAATCTCCATCTGATTCTATTGCAGCTAGTGAACAACTTAATAGTTTTCATTTTGGTAAAACTTTTTCAGACACAGCAACATCTTCTGAGGAGATTAACCGTATTGATGTAACTACCGTACTAGCAGATGATGTTACAGTAACAGAATCTTTAGCTAAAAACATTACACCAGCAGGTAAAACTGATGATGTGACTATGACAGGTAGTCAAATAAAAATATTTAGTGCTAATGTAGATTTTGATTTATCAGATGCTGATGTAGATCCTGATCCAGTTACAACTTCAGATCAAGTTAACACTGTAGCTATAGGTAAAAATCCTTCAGACACAGCTAGTATAGCTGAGTCCACAGCTAAAAATATTACACATGGAGGGTTTAGTGATACAGCTAGTATGGCTGAATCTACTGCTAAAGTAGTAACTTTACCGGGTGTGACAGATAGTCTCACTGCAGTAGAAGGTATAAAATTAGAACCATCTAAACCATTTGGTCATTCAATTTCTGCTTCAGAATCTGTAGCTCTTAATCCTAGACCTGTGTTTTCACATGCTGTATCAGCTACTGAAAGTATTAACACTTCACTTATATTAGGTGAATCTAGTTATTTATATCCTGATTTTGTTGTTGCGTCGGATGGTTCAGAGACAGGTAAACTTCCGGGTTATCATATAGGAACACTCAGAACTAGAGCACTAACTACTCCTGATTTTAGTTATCAGCTAAATGAAGAATTAGGAATGTTTAACGAAGGTGTAGTCTTTGGAACAGGTATAGATGGTATTAGTTCTACTAATAGAATATTTATTCAAGATAGAGCTAGACATAGAGTAGCCGATATTTCAGCTACGTTAGGGCATAATGATAGTCTTTTAAATACTGCTCCGCTGTCAGACGCAGTTAACGACAGTATAGCTAGAACTAGTTTTACAGGCGTACTTGGGGCTGCAGAACAAATTAACATGGCTATATTAAATAGTGATACAATTACTTACGGCGATGAAACAAACGCTGGACTAATTGTCAACTTTATGTATACTGATACACAAGATCCTGAGTTAGGTGGACATTACTTAAACGAAACTCCGCTATGTGCAGGAGCTTATTAATATAAGGAGATGGAGATATGATAAACGATACTATCAAAGTAACAGGTGAGCTAAAGCTTACACTTACTAATCCAGATGGTAACACACATGAAACGGTTATACCGAACATTGTTGTTACTGACGGTAAAGAATATATTGCGTCCCGAATGAAAGACGCAACAGCTACAGCTATGAGCCATATGGCTATCGGTACAGGCAGCACTGCTGCAGCCGCTGGTGATGCAGCTCTAGGTACTGAAGCAGGTAGAGTTGCTTTGACTTCTACTACTGTAACAAGTAATGCTGTTGCTTATGTAGCAACGTTCCCAGCAGGGACAGGTACAGGCGCAGTTACGGAAGCCGGAATATTAAATGCAAGTTCAAGCGGAACTCTTTTGTGTAGAACTGTCTTTTCAGTTATCAACAAAGGAGCGGCTGATACACTAGGTATCACTTGGACTGTCACTGTAAACTAAGGAGTTAAATTATGAGTGTAAAATTCTCAAACAATGGTCACTCCACATTAGCATCTAGTTTAACTTCTAGTGCTACAAGCATAACTGTTGCAAGTGGTCATGGTGCTCGTTTCCCATCTCTTACGGGCAGTGAGTATTTTTATGCTACACTAATTGATTCTTCTAATAATTTAGAAATTGTTAAAGTAACAGCAAGAAGTTCAGATGTTCTTACAGTTACAAGAGCACAAGAAAGTACAACAGCAAGAGCGTATGCGATAGGAGATCGAGTAGAACTTCGTGTTACAGCACAAGGTCTTGTTGATGTTGGAACTCCAGCAGCTGATTCTATTGTTAATTCAATGATTGCAACCGATGCGGTAAATGCAGATTCTATTGCTGCTAATGCAGTAGGTGCTTCCGAGCTTAATGTTTCAGGAAATGGTTCAACAGGTGAGTATTTAGAATCAGATGGTGATGGTTCTTTTAGTTGGTCTACAGTAACAACCTCTATATTGAAAGTATCTTTTATAACCAACAATACTAGAACAAGTCCCGGTGCAGCAACAAACCTTACTTGGCTTACAGTAGGAACTTTTACTAAAGACAACTCATCAGCTGACAGCGACATTTATATTCAAGGATGCGTACCAGAATTAGGAGAAAACGCAGATGCTTTAGGTTGTTGGCTTCAAGTCGATACTAATAGTGACCCAGGTGATAACCAAGAAGTTCACAAAGGTGTTATGAGGATGCCTACTAATGCAGGCAATCACACTGGCGGCACTTACTACAATGTAAAGAAGACAGGCTTAGGCACTGGAACCCACACAATTTATGTTGGTCAAAACAACAGGAGTAATACTTCTGACCGACCTGCTGTACTAAATCCAAACAATAGTGATGAGAGCAGGCTACAACAGACAGCGTCTCAATTTATTATTTTTGAGGTTGCAACATAGGAGGTAAATGAATGGCAAATTTTGACAGAGCAGTATGGAACTTAAACAAAGAAAACTTTAACGGCTACCAAGGTGATGCCCCTACAACGGAGGCAGAATACAACGCTGTAAAGGATGATATGTTTTCAGAAAACGCACCAACGTGGGCACAAATAGAAACAGAGATGGATAACTATGTTGACCCTGCGTCATCAGGAAATCAAAAACTATTAGATTTAGGTCTGACGCAAGCAGAAGCAACTGCCCTTACAGGTTATAAACCCGAGGAGTAAAGCATGGGAGTTAAAGTAACAAATAATGGCTTTGGTACTATCTCAGCTGGTATAACTAGTAGTGCGACTACTGTAGTTCTTGACTCCGGACAAGGTGCTCGTTTTCCAACTTTAGCTAGTGGTGATTTCTTTTTTGGTACTCTTGTTGACACATCTAATAATATTGAAATTGTAAAAGTTACTGCACGGTCTACTGATTCTATGACAGTTGTACGAGCACAAGATAATACATCAGCTCGTGCTTTTTCGGTTGGTGATAGGTTCGAACTTAGACCTACAGCTGCATTATTTGAAAGTTTAGCAGCGTCGACAATTACTTGGCAATCATCTATTAAAACATCAAG